CATTGGTCACACCAGTTCTTGGTGCTGCTACAGGAACAAGTCTACAATTAAGTGGTCTTACAGCATCTCAAGCAGTAGCAACTGATGCATCCAAAAATTTAGTTTCTATTGCTAATACTGGAACTGGTAATAATGTACTTCAAACCAGTCCAACGTTGGTTACTCCAATTCTTGGTGTAGCAAGCGGAACAAGTTTAGCTTTGTCTGCCGATTTAACACTTGCTGGCTCTACCAGTGGGGTCATTTCTGTAAAAACACAGGCAGTTGCTGGAACTTACAATTATAACCTTCCGATAACAGCTGGAAGTTCTGGCCAAGTTCTGACTTCTTCTGGTGGTGGGGCTACTGCTATGACTTGGACAACTCCTGCAGGGTATGGTATAGGTAACGTGGGAACTATATGGATTATTAAAGATGTAAAAACTATTGGTACAAATGGAGGGACATTTACAAGTGGTTCTTTTCTAACAAGAACTTTAAATACTATAACAAGTTATCCATCAAGTTCACTTGTGACAATTGGATCAAACAGAATAACAATTACATCAGGAGTCTATTATATTAGGTCTGAAGCTCCATGCGGAGATGTTCATAATAATGCAACCAGATTATATAATATTACTGATTCTACTGTAAGTGAGATAGGAAGTTCTCATTATTCTCATGATACACAAGCAATTTCTACACTTGAAACTATTATAAATATTGTAAGTACGAAGGTTTATGAAATACAGCATCAGTGTGATAAAACTATGACAACAACTGGTTTTGGATATGCTACAGGGTTTCAAACCGAAGTTTATACCATGGTTACTATAACTAAGCTTGCGTAAACTAAACTTGCGTAAACTAAACTTGCGTAAGAAGAAAAAATTAATTTTATATGGTATATTCAATGAATTTACCATATGAACTAATCGAAAATATCTATGGTTACCTTGATATAAAAAGTACTTTAATGTTATTGTCTACTAACAAAAGGTTGTGTAGTATGAAAAATATCTTTTTTTGGACTAAAAGACTCAAAATAGACTACGGTTACGTACCAACAGTAAGTACTAAAAAACCGTACACTGTCCAACAAAAATACACACAATGTTACAATACAATGTGTATAGTGTGTCATAATGTAACAAATTACTTCCATAATTTTTATAATGTCAAACTATGTAAAAAATGTGAATTAAAAATACCAAAATATAAGATGATATGTCAATCACAAATTATTAAAACTAAAGGATTGACATTATCCAATATTTCTAACGTGCCTTTTATTACAAGATACAACAATTTTAATCGTTCAAGACCTATTAAACTATTTTTAGAAAGTGATATAGAAAAAATGCATAAACAAAAATTTCCTGGTAATTCTTTTCAGGTTTATCTCAAGAACAAATCAGATAAAAAGTTTAATAAGGTAGTAATGTATACATTTAAAAGAACTATTTTAGCATCATATTTACAAACCAATTTATCAATAGACATCTATGTCCATGACAATTGTATCATGGGTTATACCAATGGTTTGTACAGTAAATACATTAAAGATATTGGTAAAAAAATCAATCATACACTTTTACCTAAATTAATAAATATGTACATTGAATTAGAGTTTATACGAACACAACTTTTTTATCAAGTCTATAATACTAATATATTTTATGAAGTATTAGAAGACGTTATTCTTTTAGATAACAAAACATTTCCAGACGAATTGTTGAGTCCGTATATACAACAAAAAATTGTTAATGTGCACAGGAGTGATAAATATAAAAGAAAACAAGAGTTAATAGGATACCTTGAAGATACATTTCAAATTGATTTTTATGAACCTTGTGTCAAAGAATACATATTCTATGGTACTGGGACACTGTACAGTGTTAAATTAGATATAATAGAAAGAATATTCATCAATGAACACATCGAATTTTCATCTATTATGCATAATTATTTATTTTCAAGTAAAGACAAATATCAAATCATGAAAGAACGTCTTTTAAAACTTAAAAACGAAGGCGTTATTATTCCTCTGTTTATAGAACAACGGTACAGCATAGCTACTTGAATGGGGAATATGGTCGAGAAACAGGACCTACAGGAGTCTTTGCACTATTGTTTGCACGAGCGTAATAAGAACTAAATAGGTCTCTTGGTTTTTTCGCTAATGCTTCAATTTTTTCTCTTAACGTTTTAGGTTTAGGTTTAAATTGGTCTGCGATTTTAGCATACATTGACTTAGGCTTACTTTGTGTATAATAATATCCTGCTCCAGCAACTCCAGCTGTTCCAGATCCAAGAATAGCAGCTAGAATAGCTTTTTGTCTTGAAGACAAACTCTTTTTAGGTTTAGACTGTGTCTTAGATTTTGGTTTTGATGGTGTCTTAGACGCCGACTTTTTTGTAACAGGCATTATATATTGTAGGTATACTAATTAGGTAGAAAATAATTATTTTGTTGCACTATATTAATGGAACATTTTAAAAAATTAACTGGTGCAAAAAAATTTATAGGTAATAACCCTGTTACACTATCTAAAAAATTATACCAACCAAACACTGATTATTATATATCCCATAAATTAGATGGACAAAGACGGTTACTGTTAGTAACTCAAAATGGATGCTTCTTTATTAGTTCAAAGATGAAATTTGATAAAAAAGACTGTCCAGGAACATTGTCTGGCACGTTGTCTGGCACATTGTTAGATGGAGAATTACAAAATGGTGTTTTTAATGTTTTTGACATTTTGTATTATAGGAATAAGTGTCTTAAAGAACTTGATTTGTCTAAACGTCTTGAATTTATGGAGTACGTTATTTACAAATTAAATGATCCTACTATAATATTAAAAAAATATGTAAAAACAACTAAAGATACTATATACAAACACGTAAAAATATTAAAAACCAAGTACTCAAAAGAGTTAAAAAATGGTACAATAGATGGTTTAATACTTACACCCAACGACAAGTATTACTCACAGATATTAAAATGGAAGCCTCTTAATTTATTAAGTATAGATTTTAAGATCCGGAAAAAAAATGGTGTGATTTATCTACTTAAACAAGACGGTAATGTATTTGTACCGGTTGACAAAACGATGATGTACCAGGATATTGGAACATTACATGTACCTGACGACGTATATCTCAAGTACAAAAATGGAAGTATTTTAGAGGTTATATTTGATAAAAAATCAAAAAAGTTTGTAATACACAAAGAACGTCCTGACAAATTAAAATCAAATTATAACACCGTAATAGATAGTAATTTCAAATTAATGACTAATTATGAATCTTTAGAAAAAATATTTACATCATGAAGATTTATTTTAGTTGTATATTGTAGTATGCAGTTTAAACCAGATTATACTCCAAAACAGATGTTTGAAATGGGAATATTCGCAGGAATGTACTTCAGGCCAATAAACAGCACTGTAACAAATAAAACATACAAAAATGCTCATAAAGAATTTGGTTTTTTAAATAATGTGGGTATTTCAAAATTAAATAATGGAACGTGGGACGCATCTATTAATAAATACAAAATTCGCGCTGGTTTACCTTTAAAGTATTGGGAAGAACACGGCTGGATAAAACCACAAGACCCTTATGGACAAGTTCAATGGTATTGCAGATATCATTCTGGTAGAAGAACACCCGATGATAATCGACAAATAAAAAGAGCATTAAATTTTTTAGTAAGATTTGGCCAAAGAAAAAACCCAAGTGATAAAGTTAAACAAGCTCTTCTACAATGGGGTTGGAATTGGGAAAAAAAGCGAGACTTTAATAAAATTAAAGAATTGGTTCGAAAAATTATATAAGTGATACCATTTGTTGTTCGAGGTGTGCAAGTCTATTTTCTAAAACTTTTACCATGTTTTCAAGTTCGACAATTCTTATTAAATATTTATTTTTCTTTTTAGGAATTTGCACTATTTCTGCGTTTTCTGTGTCTTCTGGAATTTGCACTATTTCTGTGTTTTCTGTGTTTTCTGTGTTTTCTGTATTTTCTGAGATTTGCACTATTTCTGTATTTTCTGCGTTTTCTGAAATAATTTCATTACTAATAAGTTCATAATTTTTGTTTCTTTTGTAAAAATATTTAAGTAACAAGTAACAAGTATGTGTGATTCCATTGCCATTAATTTGTGAAATAAATGGTAGGTTTTCTGATACAAAAAATAAAATACTTATCATGGTTAATAAACTGTCTTTATTCATGTGTTTAATATTGTTTTTTAAAAAAATATTTAAATAATAATGCACACTGCTTTTTTAGTATATCAATGGTCTTATTATTATTTTACAGAACCAAATGGGTTTGGGAATCGGCGAACGAAAGATGGACCTGTCTTTTCACAATTAAACAACGCAATCGAAGATCTTAATAAGGTTAAAAATGACAATATACACACTTTTTTCACTGGCTTTATATATGAGTATAAACTAGATTTCAATTGTTATGGAAATATAGTGTACAAGACTGATATGACAATGCCAATTAATCAACCAAATTGTCATATAGAAGATAGTATTCAAATTGTAAGATAAATACAATTAATACCAACCACCAGGCATACGCTGAACTGGTGTAGGCATACGTTCAACTGGTGCAGGTGACTTTACCGTTCTACTAAAAATAGACTTATATGGTCCAGGTGGTGGGGTCTTCAATAAAATAGTTTCAGGTGTTTTTTTAGAAAAATACCTCGAAGCTACAGCTCCGGCACCAAGTCCAAGTATAGTAGCTAAAATAGCTTTTTGTTTTGAAGAAAGACCTTTTTTAATTGGTTTAGTTGTAGACTTTGCTTTTCCTCCAGTCTTTTTTACAGACTTTTTAGTTTTTGGCTTTGCAGAATTTTTTATTATAGGCATACTATTTGTATATAATAGTATATATAAAATAATTAATATTTTACCATATCCATGATCCAGGCATACTACATTTAACCGGTTCAGGTGTAAATAGACTGTCACTGTCTGAACACGTAAGATTTATCGGAGTCATGGCTTGGTTATGATTATTAATGTCGTCAGGATTGAATATATATAATTGATGTTTTTTACGATTTCCAAAATTATCTTCTATTTTATTTGGTGGTGTATTACTATCAATTTCGAACGTAGTTGAAACGGTAGCTGTAGTTGACACTGTAGCTGTAGTTGAAACTGTATCTGTATCTGTAGTTGAAACTGTATCTGTAGCTGTAGTTGAAACTGTATCTGTAGCTGTAGTTGTAGCTTTAGCTGTAGTTTCTATAGGAGTCATGATAATATCAGGACTACCGTCGGAGTTGTCTTGATCAGACTTTCCAAATAATATTGTTTTAATTGTTTTGTTTTCATAAGTTTTATATACAACAGTTGTTATAAATCCAATAATAAAGATACTTGTAACAATATTATTTAATAAGTTGTCTTTCATAATGTTCGCAGTTATATTTAACACATTTTATTTTTTTAAATACAATTACATATCCAATTCATCTACTTCTTGTTCTTCATTAATAGGTCTTAAACCAACATAATATTTTCGGTTTTTAACTGTTATAACATTTAATAATTTATCTAATTCTTTATCAATAGTCAGAATCTTGACTTTAAGATTATTATCTTTGTTGTAATCTTTGAATAATTGTATCAAGTCTTTTCTTAACACTGTATCTTTTTCGGTAGTTTCGTCCATTATAAAGTATTTGTCTAAAAATTCCAAGAAATTATTAACTTGTTTGTTATATATTTCTTTCGAATCTTTCAAGCATTGTGGTAACACTTGATCTGGATTTTCATTATAAAAAATAGAAGCTTCTATTAACCATTTTAATGTTCCTTCTTTATTCCTTTTAAATTTATCTACAAGAGAATTATCACTTTTTCTTTCATAATCTTTAACTGGTTCGTCTACAAAACTTAATTTGAATGGAATTATAACTAAACGTTCATACATTGCTTTGTCAGACAAATTCATCTTCACAAGATGATTTGTGTTAAGAAATGGTACAAATGTAGGTGTTAATTCTTTTTGTTTTCCAAATATTTCACGAACACTTAATTTGTCTGTAATACCAGTTAATTGTTTCATTTGTCCATCATCTATAACTGATTCTTCTTTTGTATCTCCAAGAATACCCATTCTACTAAATTCAAGATGACAAAGCTCTGTTGAATGAGACCCAGCTGTCTTTTTTTGTCCTTCTAATACAACACTTTTGTCCATAGTAACTGCATAATACTCAAGTACATCTGATATAGTATTTAATATCATACTTTTTCCATTAAAACCATATTCGCCGTACAAAATTATGAACATTTTTCTATTTGGTCTACCTTGTAAAGAATATCCTATAAACCATCTCAAGTAATCGTATACATCATTATTAAACCCATTTTCATCTGATGTAATTTGTCTAACAAATAACTCAAAATCTGTGCAATCAGCTGATTCATCATATGACGTATCAATACATTTAGTAATATTATCATCTGGTACAGCTTGTCGTAATTCTCCTGTATACAAATTTACCATACCATTTTTACATGATAACCAATGTGGATGAATATCTTTAATTTTAGAAAATTCTGTATCTCTAATTAACGGTTTAATAAATTTTAAAACACTAAATACCATATTACCATCATTAAGTTTTGTTATAATTTTAGATGCCATATTGCATAATTCTGTAGAATCATCTGACTGAATATCTGGATCATTTTTAAAATCATTTTGGAATTTTCTAAGTACTTTCACAACTGTTATAACAAGAAGACGATCGAGATAAAGGTAATTGTCTTGCTCCCATAATTTACCATTCCAAAAGAAACTTGAACCATTTTTTACATCGTCTATCCATTTTATACGTTTTGGATAAAGATACATCTCTTGAAATAAGTTAGAAATACCCATAGCAGAATCATTTATATAATTTTTAATATTATTATGTGAAATATCAAAATCATTTGTATAATCTACTTTTTCAAATGTCAAATTCTTCTTAATACCAAGAGTGCCAATTGAATCTATGATCTTTTTATCACCACCCTTAATTCCGATCTCATTTGATACAACACAGTTTGCCGAATGACAACCTATCTGAATTTTATTGTCTTTGACGTATGCAAAAAATCCAATTTTATCATGCATTCTACGTCTGTTTTTATCAGTAAAACATGGTTCAGTTCTGTCTTTATAATTAAATTGTAAAAATCCTTTCGCATCTATTTTCTCTAAATAAGCAGATGGGTGGAATATTTTTACTTTTGATGTTATTTCATCTAACATACCTTCTTCTCCAGCAAAATCTATTTTTTTGAAATTTTTAAGAAATGTATAACTTGTGTCTTTCTGTTCTGGAACATCTAATATTATTGGTTTTTCTTCATCTATATGCGATGTTTTAATATTTGTAATGACGTAGTCTATAGGATCTATTCCGTCTGATGCTAGAAATGGATACTCATATTCTCCTTGTTTACAATGCCCAACCATTCTCATTCTCTGTGTTATACCATATACACCTGTATCAATAATGTTCTTATTAATTATACCCGTATATCCAGAAGCACTACATACTTTTTTCAACTCATTTGCCAAAAAAATAGCATCTTTTGTATTTGAAAAACATGTAACTGGATATGTATTAATAACTATATGAAATGAAAATTTAAAATCATCATTTTTAGGTCTATGACAACTTGCAAATAAAATTTCTGTACTTGTTAACTCTTGTTTGAATTCTGTATGAAATATTGATATTAACATTTTTTTCAGTTCATGTTTGACATCATCTGGATCAATTTTAGGAAATTCAGACTTCATCCATTCTATATCAAGATATGGTTTAACTGGTGTATTTTCTGTTATTAACTCGTAACACTCCCTTTTCAATTTTGGAAGATTATTTATAAGATTGAGCAAAATGCTCCATGATTCTAAACTACCATAATGATGAAACCCATGCGAAAAACAGGCACGACCACTAGATGTTATCTTATTAAATTTATCAGGTTTAAGCAACAATTTCTGTACAATTGTCCAGTTTTCAATTTGTAAGGCTTTAGTAGCTGGACTAATTATAGACATACTTTATCTTTAGTTTATCATTTTAAATATTTTTTTTCAATCTACAAAACTGGACTAATTTGTTTCGAGGTAGTTTAAAAAAAAAAATAACTTAAAAGCTAACATACTATGAAAAATACGAATGGACCTATAATATTAGAATTACCAATATCATATGAAGAACTAATAAATTCAAGTTTTTCAATTGAAAAAAGATTAGAAGAAATTTTACATGAAAATCCTACTAATATTAATGCTGCAAATAATAAATGGAGTAATGAACAATATTGTGAATTAAATTTTATAGAACCGGAAATAAAAGACCATACTACTCTTACAATTGAAAACTATCATAATATTGATTCAAGTGGTGTTGAATATTCAACAACTGTTCAAGATATAAAAATAATGCCAACTGTTTTAGACACATCAAACATTGAAAAAATTAAATGCATGAAAACAAATATAGCATGTTGGTGGTGCACATATACATTTGATACATATCCAGTATGTGCTCCTTTAAAATATGATGAATGTAAAGATATCTTTAAAGTAAAGGGATGTTTTTGCAGTTTTAATTGTGCAAAATCATATCTATTTTTTTCAGAAAGAAAAACAGATCTATCTATTGTTTCGTATCTACACAAAAGAATCACAAATAAATTTTCAGATATTAAAAAGGCTCCGCCAAAGGAAATTTTACAAAAGTATGGGGGACCTGTTAGTATAGATGAATACAGACAATCCTTTTCAAAGGTTTTGTCTTATAATCTTATAGAATATCCTATGATCTATATTCCCTCACAATTAGAAAAGCGAAAATATATTTTAGATGATAAAAAATTATCAAAAGAAACTTTTTCGATTTATAACAAAAATAAAGAAAAAGCAATAGCTATCTCTTCAGTGAAAATTAAAAAATCTATAGGAAGAGACGCGCTTGTCAAGAACTCTAAGAAAACAAAAAACACAAACAGTTTAAACAAAATGTTTTCTATGAAATAAAATCTATTATTAATAATTTATTTTATAAGCTTATTTAAATGAAAAAGACTGTTTCTATAGATTTTGTCGAAAAAGATTTTAATTCAAAAGAAAAAGGTCAGTGGAATGGTACTGTTGGAATGGAACTGTTGTTTTTTGAGTTATATATTAAAAAGATGTATGCAGATATTATACATGATAGACCATTTACTGATATATATATGAATGAAGAAACTAAAAAAGACAACAAAAAAGAATATACATTTGGTATAACAGATTGGAATATAAATACACGTTTATTTTATGGAAAAGACAATCTAGATGAATACTACAAAAATTTTAAAAATACATATAAACGATTTACTATTTATAAAGTTGGATATGATAGACAAAATAGAATAACACATGAAGATATTAGCCATTCAATAGTTTTTATATATGATAAATTCAATAATGAACTTGAATTATTTGATTCTACTGACACGCCTTTAAAAGGTTTTAAAAAAAATATTAAAAACTTTTTTCAGAATATTTATGGCAATTCTCTTACATTCTATTATCCAGATTTTAAAAAATATTACCCATTTGGTGATCTATACGAGTATAGGTGTAACGACGGGGATTTTATTTTTACAAGCGATGGATTTTGTGTTGTATGGTCTTTGTGGTATATCGAATTAAGAATTAAAAATAAAGATATTCCACGAGCTAAAATACATGACAAACTTATAAAATATTTTTATTCTAATCGAACTAGAATATGTAGATTAATAATTGGATATGCTCAATTTATACAAAAAATTATAAAAGACTATAGAATGTATTATGATGAAAAATTAAACAAGCATATACTTGAAAAAATAAAAACACGTACACGATATACTATCCCAACAGTTTTAGTAACTGCTCTTGGTATAGCTGGTGCTATCTTATTTGGTATTAAACAGTTAAATAAAAAAAATTGATTAAAAATTATAATTTTTAATCAATATCAAAAAATGAATAAAATATGTACAAGTAAACCGCGCAAATTTAAGATTGATTGCGAAAAACTACAACAAAAAGAAATTATTCCTGACAGAGAACTCCATATTGATAAAAAAAGACAAGTCAATAATGTTGAAAAAGAACAAATTTGGAATAGTTCAGAAACTCATCCAGATTTTAATGGTGATTATTTCAGAATTGATTTTCTTGGAAATGTGTGTATTAAAAATATCAAGTATTCTAAAAATAATACAAATAAAGTATTTGCATGTGAGTATGAACATGTTATTTCTCATAGTCATGGTGGTCAGAGTACCATTGATAATGTTGTATTACTTAATGCTGGTATTAATCGAGCTACAAAAGCAAATGAATGTTATAAATTAAATTTTTATGAAGCAAATGGTTACAACAAAGTTCATGGTATGAAATTTAATGAATTATTAAAAAAACTTCAATATGACCTTCATGGTACTTGTGAAGAATACAATCTTACATTTACAAAAAAAAATAAAAAATGGATTATTAGTGATTACTATTATAATGGTATTCACAAACCAATGTTTAGAAATAAAGATACCGAAATGGATTATAGAATGGCAGGTGTCGCTGTTGGAGTAGCAGCTGTATGTTTAACAGGTCCAAAAATATTACAACATGTTTATAATACAAAAAATTTAAAAGAACAGAATAGAAATAATTCATCTCAAGATAATTCATCTCAAGATAATTCATCTCAAGATAATTCATCTCAAGATAATTCATCTCAAGATAATTCATACAATAAAGATTTAATTATTTCTATATTTAATGTATTAATATTCTCATTTGGATTCATAATTATAGCTATTTCAAATACAAAAAAAAATAAATACTAATAAAACTAAAAACAAAACTAAAACATCCCAAAAAAACAACACTTTGTGTTGTTTTTTTATTTCATAGTAAAATAACTCATTTAGTATGACTTTTACAAAATTCAGTATTTCTTATAGCATCTTTTGAACATGCATTACCTTTATTTTTACCCACTTTTAATATTTGAGTACATTTTGTACTTGTTGTGTCTTCATCTTCTTTTTCAAAAGAAATTTCAGGTTCTTCTTCTTGTGACTGTAGTGGTTCTTCTTCTTGCGAGTGTATCGGTTCTTCTTCTTGCGAGTGTAACTGTTCTTCTTCTTGTGAGTGTGACAGGCTGATATAGTCTTGGTCTTGGTCTTCTACAGTAGAAGTAGAGTCATTATCAGATTCTTCTACTTCTTCTATTATAGTATCAAGAACTTGTTGTTGTAATCGCTGTCCCCTCATTTCTTGTTGAATCTTCTGAAGATGATCAAGATCGTCAGAATTAATAAGTAATTGATCAAAAAAGTTCATATCAGGTTTATGTTCATCTGTTTCATCTGTTTCATCTGTTTCATCTGTTTCGCCTTCTTCTATTTCTTGATAATTTTCCAACATAAAGTTGTTAATATTTTTTTCTAAATTTGTAAAATTTACAGAAATAGATGCATTATCACTCTCTAATTTATCAAGTTGTACTTTTATACTGTTATTTTCATTATACATTACATATAATATGTATATTATAAAAAACGTTAACAACACAAGTGTTACTATTATAATTGCTCCGATATTATTGAATTCCATGATTTTAATTTTATAATTTATAAAAAAATATAAAATTAAACTTGTTTGAGTGTGTCTCGTTAGTTTAAAAATAAATTTTTATATTGTAAATAGTATTATGTCCGAAAAAACAAAACAGATCAATGTTTATTGTAAATTGTTCACAGATCTTTTAATAGAACTTGGACGGTTGTATCCAGATGATAATAGTTTAAAAGTATTACAAATGACTGTTAATGGTATGATACTTATTAGTAGCGAATCATTTGTTATACAAGTCATAGATTTTTTAGAACCATATTCAGAAAAGATACTGACACAAGATGAACAATTTTTTATAACTGAATTACATAGTGATTTTGAAGATAATTCGTTTGTTTATGATGAAATAAAAAGAATTCATACTATTTGGATTGATCCAAAAACAACAGATAATACAAAAAAATGTATTTGGAAATATTTTAAAAATTTTATAAAATTAGGGCAAATGATTAAGAAATAAACTGTACATCAAACAAATGATCAATAAATAAGAAATAAAGTGTAACCAAATGTGTAAGCACAAAACATAATGGTAAATGTTTTTATAAACATTAAATCTATTTTGCCTGTTACAGATACCTCTATTATATGAAATACTGTAAAAATGGTAACCATTGTTTTTAACGACATCTTTTTATATGCAAATATCCCCCCTAATATAAACCACGTTAATGCGTAAGTGTTCAGTGGAACATCTATGATTTCGTATTCTGAAATTGTCAATTTATAAGACAACGGTACGCCGTAAGAATCAGTATAATTTTTTGCTATATTATTAATAATATGAGGATATTTATTAATTGTATTATTAGAGTTCAGCATACCCATTGTTTTTTGAAGAGTTAAATTTGGATTTATTGCGTATGTAGGCATATTATATAGTGCTTCTTTTATTTGGATGTCTATATGTGTTTGTATTTTATGTTCTTCAAACCATTTTAATAAATATTTTGCACCTTTATTACTTAAAATATAAGAATGCATAGCAAGCGGACTTGCTGGAGTATAAACGTGTTCATTTATTTTTAAAACTTTTTTACGATATCTATTTGGAAAAGTCAACTCTTTGTATCTCTTTGTTATATCACATCCATAAAAACATGAAATATATAACATATAAAAATCAGAAGGAACAGTTGGTAAAATCGAGTTAAATTGTGTCTTAAAATTATCCACAAATGTTATGTCGTCTTCTAATATTAAAGCATAATCATCACCATTCTTTATCATAGTTTCCCATGCATTAATATGCGCGAGACCACATCCAATAGCGCTTTTAGATAGTATATTATTAAGAATTGATGACACGTATTTTTGTAACGATTTAGGTACACCACTACCACGGATGTCAACACCTTCAACTATTATAGGGTTAACAATACCATTTTTAGATGTTTCTATTAAAATTTCTTGCAATCTAATATTGTCATTTGGTAAATTAATTATATAAGTATTCATCAACATTGCTTACTTACTCTTACTTACTCTTACTTACTTACTACACTCATACAAAATAAAATGTGTTTGATTCTGATTTTAAATTTAAATTCAAAGTTTAATAACAAAGTTTGATAACAAAGTTTGATAATGGATACGCTTATTTCAAATAAACAAATTAAATTATTTAACAAAATTCTTACAGAATTCTATGAAGAATATAATTTGGTTACAGGAAACAAATTAAAAATTAAAGCAAAATCTCATGATATTTTGCTCTTTAAAACTGAAGCACAAAATAAATTAGAACAGTTTGTGTGTTGTGATAATATGGTACTTGAAGGTATTACATTATTCAAAAAGTTTGATATTACAAAACTTAACTGGGAGTACATTCATACTATGTACTTTATTAGTTACGGAAAATCTATTGACACAAATTTTGTTAGTAGATGTAAAAATTCTCGACTAAATAAAAAATCGTTAAGTGTTTCCAAAAGTGTACCACAAATTACTCCAGAAAATTCAGAATCATTTGGAAAACTCATAGGAGATATAGCAGGCCAAGTTGCAAAATCTTTAGAAGGTAAAGACTTATCAAATATAAATCCTCAAGAACTTTTGACTGGTATGTTATCAGGAAACATGAACATAGCCGGTATAGATTTTCAAGAAATACTTGATAATAGTACTAAAAATTTTAAAGCTAAAGTAGATAGTGGTGAAATAGATGTTAATGATTTTACAAATCAAGCAAAGTCTGTTATGGAAAAACTCAATCTAGACGACACCGCCACAATTTTTGAAGAAGTTGATTAATTAAGTTTTGTATTTCTTTTAGATTGCAGCGGTTCATATAAATTTTTGTATGAATTGTATGTATTTTCTTTTGCAGAATGCATATCACCATATAAAAACTCCTTGAAATTTCCATCAGTATCATCTTCTGGTATAGTGTAAAATTGTCTAAATGAATTACCAGTAGAGTAAAGATCTCCTACGTCTTGATATAAATTATAGTCAAATGCTTCTTTCATATTTTTTTTAATGTTTTCGGACTCTGGAGACGCTTCCGTATAATCATATGCTGGAGGAGTATTTGGCTCGTCCATTAGATTTGGATTCATAAATGGGTTATTCAGCGTTGGTTTAATAGTGATTTTTTTACTGGCAGAATTATTTTGGTCTAATTTACATGAAAATGTTTCTTGTTTTTTATCAGTATATTTATATACAAAAAATGTTAATATAAATGACATTACTGCGAGTAATAAGTATTTTGGATTATTAAAATACAGTCCAAGAATAACAGAAATATACACACCAAGACGTACAATAGAATTTAATTTTTCAGCTATATTCTGATCACATGTTATAAAAAACTCTATTAATCTATCATATCTATATAAAACACTTGGTTTTTCAGTCCAAAACGGATCAACTACTTCAGTCATGTATTTAACATTTATATATAAAATAAAATAGAATTTTTTTTCACAAATATTTTATATGACAAAGTTAATATATAGATTATGTCTTTTGCTTTTTCTAAAGGCACAATCGCCTTAGATTGTAATAGTACAGTAACTAATTCTAATGTTACAAATACCAATATTAGCTCTTCAAGTATTACCACTAGTTCAATTGATATGAATGGTGGTGTTATAACTACAAGCGGGCTCCCTATAGGTCCTGGCGACCTAGCAAGCAAACAATATGTTGATGCCCAAGTTTCTGGGGCTGGTTTAATAGTATATATTACTCTAACCGGACAAACCCCAAGTGTAATTGTTTCAAGTACTGTTGGAAGTATTATGTTAATTGTTAAAAATATTATATCTGGTGGCCCATCTGCTACTTTTATGTTATCAAAAAATGAAAGTTCTCGTTATCCAAGTGTGACGAGACTTACTTCAAGCGCTGGTCTAACAACAGAAGAACGTTTAAAAATTGTATGGGATCCTGGAGAAGCTCTTAAAATTTTTAAAGATGGTGTCAATTATGACGGTGTTTATACATGCAAACTTATTGTAAGTTAATTTTACAAAAAAAGGTAACTACGTTATGTAGTTACCTTTTTTTATTTTTTTTGTACATTTTAGCATTTACAATTTCTGTGTAAATATTTCTCTATTTCAAGTTTTTCATATTTACTTGCATATATCATTGAATCTATATCACATTTAACACCAATGTTTTCATGAAGGTACTTCACAACTTCAAATTGGGCATTTTTACTTGCATATTTCATTACAGTTGTAGTGTAATGATGACCAATATTTTCGTGGAGATACTTTATGACTTCAAGGTGTTTATTTTTACTTGCATATGTCATTGCATAAGTAGAACACCTGGCACCAACAGTTTCGTGTAAATATTTCACGACTTCAAGGTGTCCATTTTGACTTGCCCAGTCCATCGCATAAGTAGAACACTTAGCACCAACTATTTCATGTAAATATTTCACGACTTCAAGGTGTCCATTTTTACTTGCCCAGTCCATCGCATAAGTAGAACACTTAGCACCAACAGTTTCGTGGAGATACTTTATGACTTCAAGATGACCATTATTACTTGACCAGTCTATTGCATATTCTGTGTATCCAGCCCCAACTATTTCGTGTAGGTACTTTATGACTTCAAGGTGTCCAAAATTACTTGCCCAGTCCATTGCATTTTCGGTATACTTAGCACCAATAAGATTTAGGTACTTTACAACATCGAGAAACCCATTGTTACTTGCATAGTCCATTGCAAGTGTTGTACACTTAGCACTAATAAGATGTAGGTACTTAATTGTTTGCAAATTACCTTTTATAGCTTGTTTGTCAATTGACATACTTCTGAATAGAATTCGTATTGTTTGTCTTGACATCAATTTCTTGAAGTACAATACAAAAGACGGTTTTTTAGTAAACCTAAATATTTCATCCAGAGTGTCGATTGACACTTTCATTTTTATTGTATTTTAATAAACAATTATTTAAATTCAATTTTTTATTAAAAAAAGATAACTACGTTGTGTAGTTATCTTTTTTCATATTATTTTTTTTGTTATTTCATCAAGGTACTTTACGACATCGAGAAACCCATTTTTACTTGCCAAGTCCATTACATTTGTAATACACTTAGCACCAACAGTTTCGTGAAGGTACTTTACGACATCGAGAACCCCATTTTCACTTGCCCAGTCCATTATATCAAGAGTGTTTCGGTGTCATTTTTAATATAATTTCTATATACACTAATTTAAATTCAATTTTATGATCAATGTAAACTGATTTTTATCATATTATTTATTAGTTCCTGACAGTCTGAACACGAATCTGCACATATTGTACAACACGACTTATTACATGTGCGACAATTAGTAAAATTACAGTGTAATGTGCTAATAAAATTACATTGTAAACATGTCAAGTAATTGACATTATCAAATACACATTTTTTACAATAATTATTATTTAGACAAGCTAAACACACTAATTCATCGCATTGAATACAACTTACTAAATTTTTAAGATCTTCAATATAAAAACAATTTACACAATATTCATATCTTTTTGGAATACACATAGTTATAACTGTGCTTACATCTTTAAACAAAAAATGCGTTCTTAATTATTATTTTATTTGTATGATTGTAATAATGTATTATAAAAAAGACAACGACACGGAGATATGCCAATGGTGTTACAAGAGAATGTCGAAAACTTTAAAAAAAAGTATATATGTTGATTTACAATATGCTCGTCACCCTGTATGCTCTAAATATTGCAAAACTAGATATCTATATAAAATAGATAATATTCAACTGTTCTCAGATAGTGGTGTAAGTAAATGTAAAGTTGACACACCCGTGTGTGTAGTTTGTTGCAAAGAAGATTCTGGACTATGGGGTTTTAGTTATAATAATAATTATTTTTGTGGTGGTCTTCATATGGATATATATCAACGTAATGACCAAGAAATAATTGCATTAATTAATAAAAAAAAACAACTGTTACAAGAATTAAAAATGAATGATTTATATATTACTAATTTTGGAGAAAATCTGAAAAAATGAACACTTGTCTGCGACATTAAATAAAAAAATAACTAACTGTGTGTTAGTTACTTTTTTATTTTTTTACTTTTTTATATAATTTTTTCAATTTTTGTACAAGAATAGCGTATTGGTTTATCACTATACAACAAGAAAACAATTGTTGACAATACAATAAAAATCCCAAACACACCTACTATAAAACATATACTTGCTAATAATTCTACAAACATTTAATATTAAATTAGATACAGTGTAAAAAATTCAATTTTTTATGAATGTTGTATTTACAATTTCTGTGTTTTGGTACATCAAGATGATAATATTTACTGCTACGCTACCGAATCTTTAAATTTTGCAATTCAATCGCGCAATCACCTTGTTGTTTACAACAATCTATACATATTGCATAAAAAGGATCTGAACAATTCAAACAATGTTGGATATTACATATCTGACAATAATAAAAGTTTACTTCATCTTGTGAAGTGTACTTACATATATTACAAGTGTACACTTCTATTTCAAAATTTTTATAGTATTCTTCTAAATGTACCAAACATCCTTGGCATAAATTTTCACCATTATTAACACAATGAATACATAATGTTGTATGACATTGTGTACATTCTAAACAGTTTTCGTTCTTATAAGAGAATTCACAATTTCCACACATCTGGTAGTTATCTACAATGCATTTTTCGCACCAATCAACAACTGGTTGTTCTCCTTGTTCATAATGAACATACATTTGATATTCTGGTTTATAATTATTACATTTTTTGCATAGTATCTCTGTATCGCACATTTTTAATATTTAAAAAAATTACATTATTTTTTTTCAATTTTTTTCTATGTTTACTATATAACAACTAAATGTCTCAAAGTAGAAATATCTCCAGGTCTTTTGGTTCAATTGTTCTAAATGACGCCCCGCTCAAATCATCAAGCACTTCCCAAGTAGCAATTTCAGCAGCTCCTGCAGCTTCGTCTTTGACTGTTTCTGCTACAACCGTAACTGCTGCACAAGTTCTTACTGGTTTACTTACTCAATCTCCTTCAAGTGCTTTGACAGTTACTTTGCCGACTTCTGCTGCTTTCTTAGCATCTCTCCCTGGATCAGCTGTAGGTGATTCTTTTGTATTTACTTATATAAATCTTAATGGAACTAATGCTGCAACTATTGCTGTAGATAGTGGTACTGGTACTCTCGTTGGTGCTGCTGGTGTAGCTTTAAGCACTTCTGCAAGATTTCAATTTAGATTTACAAGTGTAACTGGATCTGGTACATACACTGTATACAGACTTTAAGTAAAATAATCTTTCATAAACTGTTCAAATTGTGTATTATTCTTATTTGTTGTCATAGAACTTTGAAGATTTATAAATTTATATTTATTTTTTAATAACATTTCAAAATTTTTTTCATTTTGGATGTAATTGTCTGTTACAAATGCTTGAACGTAATCGTTGCTGTAGTCTATAATAGCTGTATTATTATGAATACTATACCATTCTGCAAGTCCTGCTGACATCAAATTACAATGTTTATTTCTAAATCTTGACGAACTTGTTTTTTCATATGCTTCTGGAAATAATTCTATAATTTTTTGATGATCACTTTTTCTTTGTATTTGAGGAATATGTTTAATTATTTCCCGGTTGGTTGAAGAAGAAAGGGTGTCAAGTAAATTATTAGTATTTTTCCAAGCACTATTAAAACCTATATCAGAAATGTTATAATCACCTCTTGGACTTGTGGTTCCTTTTTCAAGTCCAATAACTATTTTATTATTAACTAGGAAGTCCTGTTTAGTCAAGTCTTTTCCTATAAAACAATCATCATTAAAATATACAAAATGTTCTGTTAAATCATGTATCCTATGAAGGTTGTGTTCTATACTCATCGAATTAAAAGTAGGTAAATGTTTCGTATTTTTGTAAAATTGATAGTGATACACTATATCAATTTTAGGTCCAGAAAAGGTATTAACTTCGTTTAACCAACTAGGAATATGTGTTTCATCTGGCATAACCAACCAAATCTTTCTAAAAAATGGTGCATGTCTCTTTATAGATAATAAAGAGTATTTAGCTTCGTTACAATTACTCCATCTCCAATGTTTTTTAGAATTTTTTGTATATCCATTGTCGTTAGCACTGTCGCGGTTGCTGTCGCTGTATTCTTCGATTTGTTTTTGAAAATTTATATTGTTTCCATCAACATATGTCATAACTGCATCAATTTGTGTGTTAGAATATATTATTTCTAGTGTATTGACAATTATAAACAAAATTACACTTGTAGTAATAATAGTAGATAGAATACAAACTATTATTGCGAGTACAGTATTCGTCATATTATATTTGTACAAATAAAATAATATTTGTACCCAAACTTCTAGTCCAACACTTTCTACATCAAATTAGACAAAATATTTTCAACAACATCGCCCGGAGAGTCAGTTTCTTTAATTTGTATTTTAATACTATGGAATTTTTTATAAAGTTCTTTGCGATGATAATAGAGATCTTGAAATGATCTCACACCATTTGGAAACACAATCGGTCTTTCCCATTTTTCATTATATTTTCTCTTTAAAATAACATCAAACGGAGCGTCTAACCAAATAACTGTATGATTATCGTTAATATTTTTCATTTGTTCAGTATAATAAATAGCAGAACCACCTAATGATATTACAAAATTACCAAAATCTTTAGATATTGACAACTCTTCTGCTTTTTGAAATTTATCAACACCATATTGTGTTAAATATTCATTTTCTGTCATATTATATTTAGATATAAATATATCTCTCGAATCAAGCCATTTTTTGTTTATTTTTTCAGATAAAAGTTTACCTATTGTTGTTTTACCAGAATAACACATACCAATCAAAAAAATTGTCATTTTATAATACTACATATTATAAATACCAATTTTAAATTTGACTACACTCATTTTATCTAAAAAAATAAGTGTAGACAAATTAATATGAATTACTCGTCTTTGCCTCCTGGAAGAGCACGACGCCTCGCATATGATGCACAACGTCGTGTGATGGTGTCGAGACAAAATGATTATTATTACGAAGACGTACCAGATTACGTTTACGAGTACGAATTAAAACCAAAACCAACATCTTTTTATAATTACATCTTTAACACATCATTAAATTTAGATAATAATATTTTTTGTTGTATATGCCAAAACTCTGAGAATTTTTGCATCCTACGAAAAATAAAAAAATGTAAACATAACTTTCATAGTTTTTGTTTAGATAAATATGTTTTGAGTTTTAATACTTGTCCAATATGTAGAATAGGTATTTAATTTTTATTTTCTTTGTATATTAAAACAAGAATGTCTACAGTAACGGTTCCTACGAATCCAAAAAATTTCACAACATATGGAGATCTCGATGTTCTTAACGCATATTCCTCTGATATGGGAACTGGAGCAGTTTATATCAGAACTGGTGACCTTTATACTGGTGGTTTAACCCATCTTAATGAAACAACTATCATAACAAATGATGGTCAATTCACTGTTAATGGTTCTAATTTGGTAAGTTTAAATGTTACAAATGCTATTCAACTTTCTGCTACTGCTGCCAGTTACTTCAATACTACTACAAGTACTCTCGGTTTTAATGCTTCTGATACTACTGCTGGTAAAGTTACTATTACTGGTGCTGGTTTAGGTACAAACTCTGTCTTAATTACTGCTCCTAATGCTACTTCAGGTCAGGTTACTATTAGTAGTGCTGGAGACTCAGCAGCTAATCCTTCTATAAATATTATTGCTTCTGGTACTGCTGGTGGTAATGTTAAAATTACTGGTTCTGGTGACTTTACCAGTTCTGTCCCAGCTGTTTGGTTAACAGCTCCTCATGCTACTGGTGGTAAAGTATTAGTAGAAAGTAACTCTACTGCTACTGACTCTATTTGGGCTAAAGCAAATAATGGTGGTGTAAAAATCACTGGTACTAGCACGATACTAATTAACACTACTGATACTACCAATGGTGTTGTAATTGCAAGTACCAGTTTGGTCCCAACTTTCATTGGATCTACTGGTAGTTTGACAACTATTAGAGGTGAATTACTTGTACAAGGTTCTACAACAACTATTGATACTGTAAGTTTAACTGTAGAAGACAATGTTGTCATTTTAAATTCTGGTTCTGCTGTTGCGGGTATTGATGCAGGTATTGCTATTAGAAGATATCAAACTCCTAATGATACTCCTACTGGTGATGTTATTACAACTCCTAATCCTATCCAGGAATCTGGTGCATTCCAAGCTGGGTCAGCTACTCCTGGTACACTTGTATTAGCTTTACATGCAAGCGCTGTTAATGACTACTACGTTGGTTGGTGGGTTAGAATCACTTCTGGTACTGCTATTAACACTGTTCGAAGAATTAAAACTTATGTTGGTTCTACAAGAACTGCTACTGTTTATCTAACTGCTGATAATGTAGCTGCTACTCCTGGTCCATTATTTATCGATGGTCTTGATCTTCTTGCTGCACCTGCTGCAGCTGACCTGTATAAATTATATAATTCAAATTATGTAAGTACTTTCTATAACGAAGCCACATTTAAATGGCAATTCTTTACTGTAGCATCCCCTGATATTAATGGTATCACACAAGCATTACTCCAACAACCACAAGATATCGCTACTGGTGCTATAGATGTTGTCCCTAAAACTTATAATAATGCTAAGGTCACTGCTTCTGGTACAGCTCTCACTTTATTCCTCATTGGACATGGAGCTCTTGTCGGAGATCTTGTTTACTTGAGTAATTCTTTAAATTTAACACCTGCTCTTGCTTCTGGTAATTATTATGTTATCACAGTCCCTGATGCTGATACATTCACTGTTACTGCAGCTGCATCTACTACACATACGGCTTCAAGTAGTCTTAGTGTTACTCCGTTGAAAACGTCTGTTATTAGAGTTAATGTTATTGAACCATATAGTCCTGGTATTCCAATTGTAATTCCTGGCGTGACTCTCGTTGAAACTATCACAATTCCAAAAACTTCTACTGCTTATTTCACTATTGTTAATACTGCTTTGTATGGTAATTACTTTATCTTAGCAGGTGATTCTACCAATTTCACTGGTGCTTATGCTATATTTTCTGCTTCCAGTTCTCAAACTGGTGGATCAGTTACAAGAATTTCTGGGTCTATGGGGTCTGATAATCAACGTTTAGATGTTGCTTGGTTAACTGGCGAAAAAGCTAAAATAAGACATCAACCAGCTGGAATTGGTGGTGGAAATTACATTTATAGTGTCCGTGTCTATTCATTGTTGTAAAGTGTTGTAATTATTTTCTTTAGTTTAGTATATACAAAACATGGTGAATGCAAAAAATGGTGGGATGATAAAAATTGGAAAAATGGTTGTTTATTCTCCATTAGAATTATATAAAATTGAAAGAGTTTACCAAACTTTTAAATATAAGATACCAGGATTGTGTAGACAAGATCTTAAAGATTTGTTGAAGAATAAAAAATTAAATGATAAACACAAATTAAAAAAATTACAATTTATCACTGGTGGTATATTAAAACGTGGTAAAAAAAGTTCAATAGTCAAGTAAATAGAACATTTTTGCCAGTGAAGCCCATGGTTTGTCTTACCAATTCATTCTGTTCCATTTGATTATTTTTAGACTTTTAATTCACAAAATTTTAGCATATACCTTTCTTGCCGTTCCAATGTCATGTCCCATAATATAACTTGCATCTTGCATTTCTCTTATTGTATTTGTAACTGGGAATTGTTCAGATATATAAATTTTTCGTAATAGTGTTGTACTTACTTTTTTCGGATAAAAAATCTTATTTATATATTTTGTAAGACCATTTGTTGTCATTGGATTTAAATTTGTTGTATTAATTAATAAGAAGTTATGTTGTAGTTGTAAGTTATCATTTTTTATAGATACATAATTTTTTATAATTGACAGTAATTTGTCAGGTATATCAATTGTTTTAATACCATAATGCTTTTCTGTTTTGTAATTACATAAAAATAGTTTACCTGTTGTAATATTTATATAATTGAATTTTTTGTCTAATGTTTCAATTGTGTCCGTTTCTTCTTTTATTATTTTTATAAGAGCATAATCATTTCTTAGTGGTGGTATTAAAGTATATAAATTTAATACCAAATACATTTGATAGTTATCGATAAGTAGTCTTACAGAATTAAATTTCTTTAATGACCGCTCTTCGAGGGTTTTTATTTTATTTTTTATGTCTTCTCTTGATATCCAATTTTTTTGTTCTTTATCAGTTTTTTCATTGTCTAAATAATGATCATTTTGTATACACGAAACTTTCTTATGATAACTTGAATACTCTTTTAATATACTTTGATCAAAGTCTGGAGTACTTTTAATTAAGACTATTAATGCTGTACAAATTCCTTTTTTTGTAGCAAGGTTCAGTGTGTCAAGATATTCTATAATAGAATTGTGGTCTTTCAGGTATTGTATACTTGGTCTATCACTGTTAAACAACTCTTTGTTGATTTTTTTAATACTTTGAAGGTATGCTTTTATACTAGAATCTTTTAAGGAACTATTGTAATTCTTGATAGAATTAAAGGATTTTGTATAGAAATCCATCTACTAGGATACTAGGATACTAGATACAAATTAAACAAATATCATAAAAAAAACGTGAAGTGCGTTCTTATTACAAATATTTTAAATATTCTAATAATAAAAGATATGACTATTAATTTAGAAAGAGAATACGAACAAAAAGTTGTTAATTTAAAAAATAATAATACACCTATACAATATATGAATGTTGGACAAAATGTATTCCCTCCAAATGACAATGATGGTTTAGATTTATTAGCAAATAATTATAAACTAAACAATGACAATGAAGAAGAAGTTTCAGAAGAAGAAGAAGCTGAAAGCTCGGACGAACAGCAAGATCCTATGATGAATCCAAGTTTTACTGAAAATAACATGAGAAGTGATTATCCAAGTAATAACATGTCATATGAAGAAATTCAACATAAAAAAGGTTTTTTGTTGAGCCAGCTTAAAAGACTTGAAAAAAAAGGTTACCTCAGTTCAAGACGCTTTGGTCCAGAACATGATCTTGAAGAAATAGAGGGCGAAGTATATCGAATTAAGAGAGAAATTGAGATTGATGGTGGTATTGAATACTGTAAACAAGGACTAGTATTTTTTGCAAATACTATTGAAATGGCTAATCATCATTTTAACCCCATAGATGCTAAATTAGATGGATGGTCTAATTATGTTATGTCTACAAGAGATATGTATGATGATGTTTTTGAAGAATTATATGAAAAGTACAACTCAAAGATAAATATCGGACCTGAAATGAAATTGATATCTATGGTTGCTGGTAGTGCATTTATGTATCATTATCAAAAAAGTATGGTTGAAAAATCTCATAACAGTGTTAATGTTAAAGAGTCTCTTAACAATCTTAAGAAAAAACATGATACTAAAATGAGAGGACCATCTATTGATGACGAAAGTGTATTAGATGCTCTAAATAATGATGATTCTGATGTAAGTTCTGTAGTGTCTGATATAAGTTCTGTTGCGTCAGAAAAAAAAATATCGATACCTGTTCAGAAAAAAAGAGGAAGGCCTAAAAAAAATATTTAATTTTTTTGTAAATGTATAATATATGAATTATGCTAGTTTAGATGAAGCATTTCTAGATCCAAGAATGCTACATGAATCATTATACCAAGAAGAAGAACAGGAAATTATAAAAGAAAAGGTTGTTACAGTACCTTATAGATCAGAAAACTCTGTAATACAAGAAAATATGATAAAAGAACAAAAAGAATATTATAGTAATTTACCGTTACAACCATTACCACAATTCCAATCACAACATCCATTGGTACCACAAGCTGTACCACAAGTTGTACCACATATTATTAACTGTGGTATGATAGATGATCATATCATTAATTGTAGTTTATGTAAATCAAGATACCACGGTGAAGGTGACGGTCTGGCTTGGTTTATCTTAGTTATAATAGCATTTATTTGGCTATTTACCAAACAGTCTAAATAAAAAAAATTTAATTCGTTTTTTTATTTAAATGTTGATGTATATTCGAAGTTTATTGCTGAAATAGATAGACTTATTTTTTTTTTGTTTCCTAACATAGTACTAATAACCAAACTTGTATCATAGCCCTGATGATCATATATTTTTTGAATAGATCGAATACTCCAAACATATTTAACAAAATCATCTTTATTATCGAATCTATCGAAGGATTTTGCTAAAGAGTATGTAATTGGATGCCGATGATCCATAGTATTAATTAATGTTACAAATTGTTCAGTAACTTCTTTTTTAATTTTTCTTTTAAGATTATCTCGAAACTCAATATATGACTCT